AAGCCTCGAATCCATTACCGCTAGCGTCTAGCATAAAGGAATCGTCAGTACCGCTACTCCATAGTTCATGTCTGCTCTCAAAGCCTGGTCCTGGTGAGTAATTTCTATATCCGGTTATCCCTCCTTCAATACTAATATCTGAATCATTAATTCGGAATCCTGATTTATTATTTCTAAAAGATGCACAAGAAGTTAATATAACTTTAGAATTTCTAATATCAAAACCAATAGAATTGCTATGATTAATTCCGGATGACTGTACATTATCTCCTGATGAGGTATCAACGCATATACCTCTAAATCTTATATGAGATCCTTTACAGTTTTTAATAGTTACACTTTGGAATGCGTTTCCATATGCGTATACTGGGGAAATTTCACTTCCTCCTGTGCCAGCTGCTACAGGTTTTGTAATATAGTGAGTATTAGATCTCATAGGTTCTTGACTACTATGATTAAACTCAAAAGGATTAGCATCAGCGGAAACGGTTACATCATAAAAATTATCATATACATTTCCTTTAAACTTATAAGCACCTGCATCATGGATAAAAGCATTAGCTCCGGAAACAAAAAAGAAAGGCTCTTGGAACATTCCAGATGTTGATAAGTGTTGAGTTCCAAAAGCTCTCACACTCTGATCCCAGGATGCCTTACTATATGTCGGATTACTTGTAATATAGTCCATTAACTGGCGCGAAGTAAATCCTAAAATACTAGTATCTCCCCCACTTACATCCCACGAATATCCGTCTCCCTTTTCTACTTCGTTAACTAGGGAAGGGTAGGGATCTCCTGCTAATGCATATGCGTGATTAAGATTTACAAATTCTAATTTTCCATCACCTCTTGTAGTAATACCTTCTAGATTTAAATGTCCTAAATCTCCGTATGTGCCAATCTGAACTACTAAAGGATATGTTAAGTTTTGAGGTATTCTATCAACAATACTACTTAAACTGCTAAAAGTTCCATCTAAAACATTTTCAGTAGATGACAGTGTTAACCTGGCTCCCGTGACGCTAGAGGAATTTAATCCCATATTATCTGCTAAAGCATTTGTTCTAGTTTCTAGATCCTCTATAGGGATATTATCCTGTTCCCAGTTATAGAAAGAAGAGGCTGTATATTTGCGGATATCAGTTAGAGCATTTTGATTGGGAGGTACGTAAGTGCCACTAGTTGCGTTGTTAATCATAATTTAAAATTCTAAGGTCCATCTAAATGTTAGCGAAAATGAATCGCTTTTTGCAATAGTATTAAATGTTCTATATGCGCATAAGTACAATACAGGTGTAGGCAGTGAAAACGGATTAGTACTGAATAACCCTATCTCGCTTAAATTTTCACCGTTACAAGCATCATCACTTATTAGAATAGTATAACTAATTTTGTTACTCGTAGGGTGTGATATATAAGCTGAATTCAAATGAATCATAGCTTGTGTAGCTGCTGTCGAGATAACGTGTTCACCTATAGTTAATTCTGTATCTCCATACTCAGCAAGCGTTAAAGGAGTTTTGAGATTGGTTACACTAGATGTCATAGTTACTCCAGAACCTCCTAATTGGGCATATCCTATTGTAAAGTCTGTAATAGGTCTGGTAGTATCATCAGTTCCAAACAGTTCAGCAAGGGTAATTCCTAAGCCTATAGTGATTACATTATGATCATCCAAGACTTTTTCTGTAGTCCCATCAGTATATGTTTTAATAATCTCTAAATGTCCTTTAGGATTAATTGACTCAATTAGTGATTTAGTTGCCATTAAAATTTAATACTCCATGAAATAGTGAGGTAGTCTGTATGAGTTCCTGTTCCGGTATCTATTTTTAACCCTCCAGGAAGAAATGTTTTCTTAGAGAATAATCTGAATACTGGATTTTTGGAAATATCAGCTACGTTATATAGGTCGATATTAGCTGTTTGCAATTCATCTCCATATTTTACTAAAGTGGCTTCTCGATCCAAAGTCCATAGTCCTATAGCTCCAATACCTCCATAATAATAGTCTAAGAATTTCCAGTCTTCGTAAGATATGGTTAAAATATATTTAACTTGTCTAGTAGAGCTTACATCCCCTATAGCTGATACGATAAAGCCTGCGCTTGCATCGTAAAGTGTTTGAGAAGATCTAGCTAAGGTAGATTCTAAAATAAATCCATCGCTATTTATAGCGGATGCAGCATTAAGAACTCCAGTTTTAGTTCCAGACATATCGTTTGCTATATTTCCCGGATGGGTGTATCCAAATGTACTTCCATCAAAGGTTATACCTCCAGAGGGGAGGTAACAGCCATGTTCATGTATCTCGTCTACAGTTAAGGCTGGATATAATCCTGAGAAGTTATAATAATTTAAAAAATGACCTTTATTCCCTGGACCACTCTCAGAGGCGGGCTGTACAGTTGTATCTTCAGGATGTGAGATTATAGACTGGATAGAGCTAGGACCGGAATCAGATCTAACATTATAACTATTATAATTCAAATGACCTTTAGGACTTGCTAGTGTCATAGCTTTAATACCAAAATCGGATATGCCAGAAGTAGGCGCTCCAGCAATTGATGAAGAGTTGTTATTTGCTAAAATGTCTGCTACATGAGCTCCGGCTCCATCTACAATTAAATTATTGTCGGAATATATAAGATTATCCTCAATTGGAGATCCTTTAAAAATTTCTAAATAACCTTTCATTAATCGTCCTCCAATTCATATAGTGTACCACTACCCGCGGAATATAGTATATCGTTTGTACCATAAGTATCCCCCCCATAATTATCAATATAAGCGTCTCTAGATCCTCCATTTTCTTGGTAAATACTACTAGTAGTATATGCGTTTCTAGATTGCTTTCCTGTTCTTAACTCGTTAAAGTAAGAATAAATAATTTTTACTTCTTTTTCCGTATAATTAATCTCATCAGAAGTAGAACTTACATAAGTAGAACTTGCGTATAAGCCGCTAGAATCTATAAAATCTCTATGTATACTAGATCCGAATGCGAAATTATTTAAAGTATCTTCTCCGAAATCATCTGTCTGTCCTAAGCTTATAAGTTTTCCTATAATTAATTCTGAAATATTGGATAAGTTATCCCTGAGGACTGTGGTGTCACACCCTATACTAGCAGGGGCTCTACACGGGAAGGTAGAAGATACGGCAATACCGTAGCCTGTCGGGAAGACGGAGGATACGTCGGTTTTCCCTCTTCTGCAATAAGGAAGATAGTATTCAGTACCGGGTCTAGTATTATCACCTATGTACTGACATTCCAAGGATGACATAACTAAATCATTAGATGCATCGTAAACTCCACTAACGGTTCCGGTAGTAGAAAAATATCTACCGGCTGAGAAATTATACCCTAGAGGGATAAATTGTACCGAATTTACTCCTAGGGAAGATACAGAAGATGGCTCACTGCCTCCAACCGTTGGGTATACCTCAGGAAGAGGCATAGATCTTCCGTTGCGGGAGAATGTTTTATATTCTAAGTTATATTTTAAATTTCTCCTACGTCCGGATGTTCTTGGAGAAGTTCCATGGGTATTAACAGATCCATCTTGAAATAGAGTGAGGCTGCTAGGATTAAAATTATTAAGGATTGATTGGTCCGAATCTCCTCCAGTACTTAAATCATATAGATCTCTAGCAACGGCTACACAAAACCTGTCAGCGGATTCATGATGATCATCAAATGTAGTTTCAGCTATTAATTTAAAAACAACATGAAAAGGTATAAAGTTAGTAAATACACTGGATATATTAGTTAATATATTAGTTAGAGATAGGGAGACTCCTTCAACTTTATGCTGTAAGTCGTCTAACTCTAAATGGGAAAATATAAAGGAGCTTTTGGAACACCAAGAATCCATCATACCTAATGATTTTAAATCTTTTGCTTCTTTTAGTGCGGATAAATTAGGAGGAACTTGTAAAGTTTTAGAGTAGGATTTCCATCCCATATTCCAATGATATTCATATACAGGATCTTCTATATTCTCTTTTAGTACTATAGATGATAAAGAAGACGCATATTCAATTGGAATTTCAAATCCTCCACCTGGGACATGTGCGGTTTCATCTTTTCTACCTGCGGTTAAGATGTCGCATATTATTTCCATCTGTGCCTTTGTTACAAAGGTATTACTGTAAAATCTATCGTCTTCCCAGGGTGGTACTTTTACATTAGGTTTACCTCTGTGGAGAAACCCGGGAAAGTTTATATCGGTTGGATCCCAAGTATTGAGAGCAAATTTCTTTTTATTAATGTAAATCGCTCCACCTTCAGGTGTTGTGTTAGTAGGAGGAGTTAAACTATGAACTGCGCTAAGTACATAATCAACTGCTACTCTATAATTATTATCCATATTATCAGGAAAATATTGATCTACCGGAATTCCATCTAAAGTATATGCAGTATAATTTCCATCGTTAAGAACTGGAGATGCGGTAGCTATTAAATAGTAAATCATCCTTGGAAGATATAATTCCCAGTTCTCAGTTAAGTTATCTGATATACTTGTTGAAATTCCGGGAAGGACTAAGTTAATAGCATCAGTTAAACATCTTTTAGTTCCTTTACTTTTGTATAGATATACAGCTTTTCTTAATTGAGCTCTCCATCTATCAACATCTGCGGTTAAAAGTTTCCACCCTATTAAAGATGCTAAGTACTGTAGAAATTCAGGCGGGCATCTTTCTAGATCTACTAAATCTTCTAGTTCTGATATAGTAGTATCGACGTCATAGAAACCTAAACTAATAGCTTGTAAAAATTTAGTAATAGCTCCTCCTTCTATCTGACGTGGTGTAAATCTTTTCTCCGAGGATAATCCTTGAGTGTTAGTATACAATTCAAAATAATCATCTAAGGTAGTTGAAGATTCATCCCGAGGATTATACCATACCCCAAGTACAGTTTTAAGATTATCTAATTGCTGCGTTCCGGATGTGAAAAACTTTTTATCAGCATCGGTAGCGTTTACAGAAAATTGAGCAGGGAGATAATTTCGGTAAGTAGGGTGGAAATCTCTGTTTTTCCACAGATACTCATACAGCATAAAGATTCCTTCTTTTTCTGTAATAATTTTGTTATCGTATAGTTCCGAAAGTTGCGTAGCTACAATGCTTGAAGGTGATACTTCACCGGCTTCATAATTTAAAATGTAAGCCCATGATAAAGTATCTAATAAGAAATCTTTACATGCTGCAGCACTACTTACAGAAGAATCTACCTTTCTAGATACTCCTTGGACAAATCTTAAATTAGGACTATTAGTCGTAATTTGAGGAAGCAAATGAAGTTCTAAATATTTTTTAAAATCAGCTTTATTTCCAAAATCTTTAAATGATTTCCCATCAGCTTTCAAAATTTTATTTTCGAAAATACTAGGACGTATATGCGTAAGATTATTTCGCATAACAAATCTTCTCTGCAAATCTTCAGTAGAGGCATCAACAGGAACTATGTCTGAAATCTCATCCATTGTCCTTAAAAGTTTACCTAAGACAGTATAAAGAATGTCCTCTTGGGTGCCGTAAATAGCATAATCAGTATCCGCATAAAGGTCTGGAGTAAGACCCCTAATAACTTCTACGTAATTATGGTTATAGTATTTTCTAGGCTCTTTACCTAGAGATCCGATTCCGCTCTTTCTTGATGGCATATTATACTAGTACTACGTTTAATTCAATATTATTTAACTGAAGTATCTCATTAAAATTTAATTTAATATCATCAGTTCTCAGATTATTAATTTTAGAAAATCTAACTTCAGGGATACTAAAAATTTCACGATTTAATTGGTCAGTTCTTACTACCTCCCCAAATTCTCGTTTAGATAGATCAAAGAATTGTAAAATTTTATTACTAGCAGCTCTCTTTATATCTTCCTCAAAAGGTTCATAAGTTTTATCTATGTATATTGTAGCTTTAACATCTAAAGTTCTAATTAACCCATCTACAATTGTGATTTCATCAGTTAGCATTTTATACTCATTTAAGTATGAGATAAGTTCACTCTTATAAGTAATAGGAGCTCTCTCTAGTTGAGCTTGAACTCCTTCTACCTCATCAGCAAAAGCTACCGTGTAAATATCAATCATATTTGAACCTGCTCCTGAACTTCTAAGAGCTGCTATTGATTTTCCAGACTGACCTACTGTACTTACGAATTGATTTGCAAAGGTAGTATAATCTTCTCCAGTTACAGCTCTATACTGGGTTTTAAAGAAATTAGGTCCCCACTTTCTAGCATGTTCTATAGTCTCTGAATTTCTCCCTCCAGTTGCTTTAGTAGGGTTTGTAATATTAACAGAAATATCTTTTACGTTATTAACACTAGCAGGTATAGAGAAGTTGATAGATCCAGGAGAAACATTTCCTCTAGTACCTCCTCCTACTCTATAAAAACAAGAATAGCTATCATTAGGATTTGGGGACTTTCCTCTAACGTTATCTCCGAATACTAAAGTGGCTCCGTAATTATCAGTATATGTTTTAGAGAATACTAAATCATCCGAATCAGCTAAAAATAAATTTTGAACTTCGTTATATATTTCTCCGTTAACTATGGCATATAAACTACCTTCTACTACAGGAGAATCATTTAAATCAACAGATTGAAGTGTATTTAAATTTGTAAAAGTTCCAGTTTTAGATTTGAGCTGTCCTTCTAGTAAAATTAAATTAGAAAATGTTGCTCCGTCGCTATTTAAGGATTCAGAGTAATTTAGTTCTATATTAGGAGTAGTTAGGTCAATAGCTCCATTATCAGAAACTTTATATAAGGTGTATGTTAAAAATCCTGTATCTTTATTTGAGTCTACTGTAAAGGATCTATCACCTTGGGATATATTAAGAGTATCTCCGTGGGAAAGAGCTTCATTAGCGTTAACCGTCAACGTAGCTCCAGCTTTTGCGCTTACAGGACCTTTTAAAGTAACACCTATAAGTTGTAGTAATTTTCTTAAGTTTTCTGTTGATTTTACAGAATTAATAAAAGATTCATTAGCAAGCATATCAGCTTTAAATGATAAAACACTTGCTAAGTATGCGAATAATTCAACCAGCATCATAACCATATCAGAATCAGCAAAGTTATTATAATCGTCAGGGTATACAGCTCTTACATAGGAAATTAGTGCATTTCTATAATCTTCAAAGTCATCGGCTGAGTAATCAACCTTGGATGCTTTACTATTTAAGCTTAGATTACCTATACTTAGAAAATCAGTATCGATAGTACCATCGAATGCTGATGTGTTAAAAATTCCAATGATGTCGTTACTCATTATACTACGATCTCCAATCTATGTTCATTATTGAGATCCTCGGAGACTGTGAATTTTAAGGATACAAATATTTGGTTTTTGTTAGAAGCTTGAGGGCTTTCATCCCACGAGATAACTAAAGATGAAATTAGAACTTCTGGAAGATAAATAGCAATTGCTCTAGTAATATCGTTTGAGAGATTTTTCTTTAGTTCGGTATCAAAGTGCTCAAAAACTGATTTTCTTAGAGAGGTTCCGAACTCGGGATTCATTACTCTCTCACCTTTACTAGTAAGTATCAATTGTTTTAGCCCAGATAATAATGTATTAATTCCTTCGGTTTTCGTAAAGAACCCACCCATACCTTCTACAGCAGGGAATGAAATCCCGTTTCTAGTAGGTACTTTTGACGTAGATAATTTGGTTATGTCTTCGGTTGTTCTCATACTTTTATATTTTTATAGAAACCTTTTTGCGCGTTAAAATTTAAAGATACTTCTGTATTAGATAGGGCTCTGGAATATAGCTTAAAACTTCCAATAAACCCACCTAGCCCGCTAGAAGGGGTTACACTATAGTCCTGTTCAATAGGGTAAGATTGTTGAGAATGGGTAGGAGAACCATAAAAAGTGTTAGTATTAAACCCTAAGAATCCAGGGTAATCTACAGCTATAGATTGTCCTCCATAGTCTTTACCTGTTCTGTCTGAGAATCCTCCCCCTAAGATCCAAGGGGTATACCCGTCTCCTAGACTTCCTACTTTGGGACCTGAACTGACTTCGTTATTGAAGCTGGAAACTCCGTAATTGCTTGAGTCTGGGGCTTTAGTAAAGGATGGTATATTTATAGATCTAGTTGATCTTACATCAAAAGAGCTGGAAAGGGAAGAAGTGCTTAATGCTACCCCATCGAAATATGAAGTTATAGAATTTTCTTTGAAGTTAAATACTACAGAAACATGTGAGAACCCAGCTGAGGCATCAAGAATTGATACGCCTTCAACTGAAGTGCCAGACCCTACTACAGTTCCTAGTTCTGTAATACCGTCTTCTGTCAGCGCTCCTGTATTAGTAAATGTTAGTTTTTCGGCGATACATATATTATGTCCCGTATATTGATCGTGTCTGTTTTGGGATACGGTAGGAAAGACTCCAAATTCAATACCACTAGGATGACTACTTCCTCCTTTATCTCTAAACCCCATAATCATACCATGAACTTTATTAGTGTCTAGCCAACCATTACGTGATGTTCTAGAAGCATAAATATCAGTTTGTTGTGGGTTTCCTGCAGATCCTGCTCCTGAATTTTCACAAGCAGCTATTAATCTGTATCTATGGTCATCAGTAAATGTTAGGGATGGTACGTGAACCCAGAAATCAAAGGTAACCCCTCCTCCCGTACCTTTATCAGGATCAAATTCAAGATTAGGAGGATAAAAGAGATCATCAATAGGACTATTTACTAAGCTTCTGTTAATACCATCAGGGGTATAGTTGGAAGGGAGTCTTACGTATGATCCATTTTCATGGGTTCCGGTTAACTTAGGAATAGCTAGTCCGGAAGTAAATACAGCGTCAACTGAAGAAGCTACTAATTGACCATTAAATCTATCAGCAGTATCCGTAATAATATTATCAACTTTAAATAAACTAGAAGATGCGTCTACTACCGATGTAGGTTCTAGAAAATTATACCCTAATACCATCCCACTCGTAACGATAGAAGTGGTAAGAGATTGTACTATTCCCCCTGTTCCGGATACGTGAGAGTCTCCTTGGAAATAAGGAAATGAATCTCTAGGAGTTGGAGGGACATTAAAATGGCTAATATTAGATAAGGGTAAAGCTTTTGATTTTATGAATTTAACGTGTACAGGAGCAATAACATCTTCTAAATCTTCTGAGAAAATTAATAAGTTTTCTTGCTTTTTTAAATTTATATCTAATCCTGAAGTTTTCAAAAAAGAAAAATCGTTTAGAGGGATACGCTCAATCTTAATCCATTCCGGTTCACTTACAGTACCTATATTTTCAATTAGAACTCCAGGTCCTAACCTTAAATTCTTAGGACTATCTTCGTCAGTATCTGTAAATCCAAACTTGTCGGTTCCAAATATGGAAACTAGTTGTAGTAATTTTTTACGTCTTTTAATTTTATTATCATATAAGTCTGCTAAGGAACCCACACTATTATAGTAATTAAGAACTATAGACCCACTAGCATTATACCCAGATGCTGTTAACTGATCTATCTGATCTAGAATTAAATCTATGTGCTTTGCTTTATTTTTACTAAAGGATTCTAGGATATCATCTGAGTCATAGAAGGGTTTTGCTGCCTCTGAACTAGGATCATAGTTATAATCAAATACGGTATCGGTAAAATTATCTAAATCTGACTGAGTATACTTAACACCTTTACCACCTAGATTAGGAGCATATTCTAAATTCCATGTAGAGCTTGCAGCCACTATTCCTGAGACTATAGGAACTCCTCCATTTATAGAATCGTAATACAACCCATCTTCAGACATTATAAATTGACCGCGAACCGAGACAGGAGGTCCATAGGTTAAATCAAATATTGGAGCGTCTTCTTCTTTTAATACTAATTGAGTCTCTGCTGAAAGGGTTTCAAATAGAGCTGAGTTTTCCTTACTAGGAACTACAACGTTATCAACTACAAATTTCTTAAATTTTTCTAGTGTTTCTTGTATATCCTGATCAGGGTTGTTATTAGGATCTAATGCGGCTAAATTAAGTTTAGGCTCCTCTAATTCTCCAGATGCACGTTTTTCTAAAACACTTTGAATATTATCTAAAGATCCTTGAATTTTCAAAGCCGCTACTTTAAGTTTTGACATTGACTGTTCTACTAGTGAGATCTCAGAAAGATCTAATTCACTTAACTTTACCATTATACATATCCTCCTAGCGTATCATAATATCCAGAAATCTTGGAGGCAAATCCTTCTATGTCATCCTCAGTAGTTCCAGCCTCTTCTGTATTAGTTAATACTGGCTCTAAGGTATCGGAGATATCTCCAAAAACGCTAACAGTACTTTGAATTGGACCTATAGATTCTTGGATAGATGTCCCTACTTTAGCTATAGATTGAATAGTATCAATAACAGATTTTCCATCTCCACTTGTAAATGCGCTAATCTCCCCTTTTATTTTATCATACCTAGACTGTAAAGATTGTGCTTGTTCTGCTATTTGGGATAGACTACCACCTAAACTATTCGCTAAAGACATTAGAGAAGTTGATGGAGCTGCGGCACATTCGGCTTCTGATAATTCAGGAACATCAGAGCCATAATCGGTTATGTCGGGTAATTCAAAGTTCATTATTAATAAGTTCTAGATAGTATTTCGTTATTTGCGATGCTAAGGTCAACCTTAATGTGAGTATAAGTATCATCATAGAACTCTTCATTTACAATTACAGTGGGGCTGAAAACATCTCCACTTCCTGATGTCGAAGGTCTTATGTATATAAAATCTTTAGGTTCTAAGTACAATGGAGAAGATAATACATTTAAAGCTGCTCCTTTAGGTATTTCTGCGTTCTGTATAATAGTATGGACTGAACTTGTGGGATAAGTATAGTACTGTTGATGGGTAGATCCATCACCATAATATACAGCATAATCGTTCTCTTTTAGTTTATACTCTACCCAGAATACATCTACATTGTGGGTATTATTCGATTTATTAGCTATTTGGATTGCCTTCACTTCCGCAGATTGAGCGTTTGGATTAACCGCATACGCTAAAGTTTTAACGTTATACGCTGAAGGTTCGAATGATACTGTAAAGTTTTTAGAAGCCATTTGTCTATATTATTTAGTTAATCAGCAAATACTAATTCTGATCCTTGTGCTATTGCGGATAGCCTACATGGAAGAGATCCTGGGGGAGGGATATTGGTTATCGTATCTCCTACTCTAGATAGTTCGATACCGTCTATCCATACTAAAGAGGAGCCTTGATCGACGTATCTGCCAAAGTGATTATACACTAGTATAGGTAATTTAGTAACATCTAGTTGAGGTGCCCATAGAGCTCCTTTTACGGTTGCAGGTATATTATCAATATATAATAGAGTGTTATTTGCAAAAGTACACTCAGAAGGAAGCCAGTTTCCATCTCCAGTACAGATGCAAGATTGATAAGATACGGACATAGCCATTTAAGTATTCTCCGGAAAAGGGTTAGTATAGTTAGGTTGAACTTCCATAGCCGTAAATAGGCTGTATGGTTGGTCTCTTAAATCGGTTACTCTAAATTTTAAATTTGTATATTGAAGATGATCAATTTTTTGATATTTGGTAATATTAATATCGGGTTGATTTAGTATATCTTCATTATAAGTTACTTCAGGAGGATGAATACCATCTCTATACCCAATCATTACAGAATCTGGAGGTAATTCGAATTCACCTGAAATATTAACTCTAATAGCTTGAGCTGTTATATTATTATGAGTATGGTCAAAAAATTCGTGGGATATATTTAGTTCGGGAGGTAAATCTTCACTATTCGCTAGATTAATACCTGTCAGATCGAAGGCTACTCTATTTGGAGGTGTTGTAACTTTAAATCCCCTAAACTCTATCCAGAAGGGGATAAGGGGAGTTGCTTCTACTTTATGGTCTACTCCTGTCGGAGCATTTTGTCCTAAGTCTACCCTAAATCCCAGTAAAGGAGCAAACACGGTTTGTCCTCTACTTATAAAAGTAGGAAGGGTATAAGGATTAGTACCTCCTACAGAAGGAGGTAAATATGTAGAATTTGTTAATATTTGTACGGTATCTTGTGCCATTATCCCCTCTTCATATCGATACGTGCTGCGGTTAATGTAATTTGGGTTGCTTTAAGATCTAAATCATTATCTGATTCTAGAATCATGTTGGAATGTGCGAGAACTTTTGCATCTCCATCTGCTTCTACTTCAACATTAGCGGTAGTTTTTATTTTTACATTCTCGGACTGTAAGTTAATCTCTTTTTCAGCTTTAATTGTTACATCTCCTTCATTACTTCTAATATGTATATTTCCCGAGCCTCTATTAATAAGGGATAAATCTTTAGTACTTTCTTTTCCTACTGTAAGTTCTATCTCTCCTTGATGGCTTGTGATATGCATATTCCCAATACATTCAACTTTAATTGAGTTGGGTCCTGGCTTTTCATCAGGTCCCGTTTTAATAACAATCTTATTCCCATGTTCATCTGAAATTAGTATCTTATCATGATTAGGACCTATGCCAGCATCTAGCTTTATTTGCTTATTATTACTAGTTCTGAGTAATGCGTAATCCTCTTGAGATACAACTTGATTAGCGTTACGAGTAACTTTATCGGCTAGTACTAACTTATGACCTATAGGACTTTTAACGATAGTATGATTAGGAGTATCTGTAGTATGGAAAGACTCTCTTGCATCAGGTAGAGAGGTTGTAAAAATATCTATAAATGGAGGGTTTGGAGAAAATTTAGGCTTATAGAAAGGTTGAGGTACAACCCCAAGCCAAAACCACTCATAGTGAGAGTTTCCTTCTGAATCTTTAGATAGGCATACTTTAGTTACTAAGACATGAGATCCAGGAGATACCCCTCCAAATATACCATTATCCCATCCACCAAATGCCATAGTACATCTAGCAGTAAACTCTTTTTCATTACTTAAAATATTATTAAGTAATTTTACTTTTAGATCTCCTCTATGTTTTAGATCTCTATTCCCATCTGGGGTTACAACAGCTACGTAGGTTTCGCTCAATCTCTTCTCCCTGGAGGTTTAAGTAATTTGAGTTCGGTAGTATAACCTCCGGCTGTATTGATCTCATGTGATATAGCTATAGGTAAATATGCTCCTGACAACCAATGAGTTCCGGTTGCATACTTGTTTATAAGATTTTTAGAATCATTTGAAGGTGAAAAGTCTTCTATATTTAACTTAACTACTCTAGGGGCTGCTATTTCGAGGTGAGTATCCATTATAGGTATTCCTATGCATTTAACTCGAACTTCCCAAGCTTCGGTAATATTCTTAATAAAAAAATCTACTTGTGACTTTAGTTCTGATTTCATTGTAGTGTGGTTATCAAATATATTAGTATTTTTTAGTTTATAAAATACAGGATCTGACTTTTGATTTTTAGTAAGTTCATTAGCATCTAATTCTGATAAAGTATATGGATTACTGTTATTAGGAAATTCATCTATAGTTGCTTCGGTAGTTGACCAATACTCATACGGTTGCAAAGGTGTATAGTTTTCTACAAACTTATCCGTAATATATGATCTCATAGCGATATCTTCTTGGCTATTACCTGCAGTCTGGGTATCTTCTACTACCAATAATTGAGCAATTAATACAGGAGTTGTTATAGCTTCCAAAAATATGTATAAAGATTGTAATTCAGGATTTACAAAGTTGTTGGCAAGACTAAAAGTATTACTAGCTGTAATTATTAACGATTGTTCAATTAGTTCAATAACAACATTTATATCTGCTATATCAGAATCTTCAATTCTAAAGTTACTAGGATTATTTTGAAGGGGATCTACAATCCCACTTTCAAGAATATTTAGAACTGTTTCTATACTATCCTTAGAA